ATGAAAACTTGTGAACGTTTGCGAAAAATTCAATGGTTAGATGATTACATCGAAAGTCAAATGAATCAATTGCAGAAATTGGAATCCCAAGCTCTTAAAATCAATGCTAGTCCATTACAAGCTGATAAAGTTCAAAATGGAAATCGCAAAAAAAGAGATGATCTATATGTTGAACTAATTTCGACGAAAGAAGAAATTAAAGAGTATACAGCTGAAGCGATGAAACAAAAGCGCGCTTTTAGAAAACAGATTGCAGAAATTCCAGATTTGGAAGCTAGAGGTCTGTTGCAGATGGTTTATATTGATCGTTTGTCTATCGATGAAATATGTGAACGCAGAGGTTGGACGACACGTAAGACGTATTATGTCTGGCTTAGACGGGCAGAGGCTTTTTTGGAAGATTGAGAAATCAATCTTCTTTTTTTATGGATTTAAAATCCAAGAAATAGTTTTGTCATTTCAAATGACAAAACTCCAAGGCACCCTACAGTACGGGCGGTACCTCAGACCTTACTAATAGTAAGGCCACATGCGGTAACAAAATGTTACAATATGTTTCGATAAAGGATAAATATAAATTAAATGTTATTAAATATACAGTAATTGTAAGTGCAGGTAACTTTTAAAGTGCTATTATAGTAGTATCGAATGATAAGGATAAGGCAGTAGCAATAGCTATTGCCTTTTGTTGTGTAAGGAAGGGAGTGATAAGGTTGCCGATGGTGCGCAGGTGTAAATATACAGGCTGTCATACATTAGTAGAAAGGCCTGCATATTATTGTGAAAAGCACAAGCAATATGAGGCTGAATATGCTAAGCAGCGTGAGATTTACAGTCGTACATATTACAACAAGCGAGTTCGCAACAGAGATGAAGCGAATAGAGAACGTAATAAGTTTTATCATTCGTTAACATGGACATCGCTTCGTGAGCAAGCTTTAAAACGTGATCGTTATCTTTGTCAGTATTGTTTGGCAAATGGTATCAAAAGACCTAACTCGAGAGTTGGCGACCACATCACGCCAGCAGAAATAGCTCCAGAATTACGCACGGATTTATCAAACATCGCAACAGCTTGCAGAGATTGTGATAACGTCAAACGTAAGCTAGAGCAGGAAATTTATGGAACAGGGCAAGGAAACACGCATAGAAACACGAAATTAAGGCTTTCAGTGAGCCAGTGGGCTGGATTGATAGCCCGTAAAAAGCAAAAGACCCGAGAAGGCACTTAAAAAGCCCTGTATCGAGTTTTAACAATCGGGAATATAATTACATTCAAACTTATTTAAAATAACCCCCGCCCCCTATCTCGTGCCAAGGAGAGCCACCACAAGGTGTTCGCTTGTACCGAGCACCAATTTTTCAGATTTTTAAGGGGTGTCATGAAAGGCTTTGGAAAGGAGAAATGATGAGTGGTTAAAAATCCATACTATCAGCAGAACAAAGGGCGTTTACCCAGCGACCCGCCAAACCACTTGGGAACAGTGGCAAGGGAAGTTTGGCGCAAAATCGTTCCGTTTTTAGAAAGCACAAACAAGGTTCAACGAATCGATACGTTTTTGGTTGAAACTTACTGTACGAATTATGAAATTTACAAACTCGCTTACGAGAATGTTAAAGAAAATGGTATTCAACAAGAAATGAAGAAGCCTATTCAAGCGCAAGGGTCTGGTGAAATTTTAGGTGAGCAGTTTTTAGGTTTTAAAAAGAACCCAGCAGTTGCTACTATGAAGGATGCTGTTGACACCTTAAACAAAATAGGCGTACAGCTTGGTTTGACTCCAAAAGGACGTCAAGAATTGCTGGAAATTGCAGGCGAACAGTCGGATGAAGGCTCATTCAAAGATAAAATGAAAGAATTTTTCAAATAGAAAGAAGTGATGAAACATAGTTGAGATTGATTTAACGAAAACAAAAGATGTAATCGGTGCTTATCAAAGTATCGATTTTTCTTTTATTCGCAGAAAATATACAGACGCAGGAACACAATATTGTTTTGATGTGTTGGACGAAAAAATAGTGGCTGGATACAATATCAAATTAGCTTGTTTCCGTCACCTTCGAGACCTTCAAAGACAAGGCCAAGAGGATTTTCCTTACACGTATTCAGTAGACGCATTTAACCGCTTTTTGAAGTTCTTGTCATTGGTCCCAAACGTAGATGACCTATCCAAGAAATTAGAACCTATGAATTGGCAATTGTTTATTTTTAGCCAAATCTTCGCATGGTTTGATTTGGACGGTTTGCCACGCTACGTCAACATCATCTTGTCGATGGCTAGGGCGCAAGGGAAGACAATGATAGCTGGTATTAGTCTTAATTATTCGTTTTTAATCGAGACTATCGGTCTTAGTAACCAAGATTTCTTAGTTAGCTCACTGAACTTTGAGCAAACAATGAAACTCTATACATATGTTAAAAGCATGATGTCAAGAATCATCGAGAATGAACCGTTCAAATCGTTAGCAGTCGAAACTGGTTTGCAATTGTACACTCGAGAAATTAAAGCAACGGTTGACAGTAATAGTATTCAAACTATTTCTTTTGAATCAGGTAAATTCGACTCGAAACACTTTAAACTGGCCGTAGCCGATGAGGTTGGAGAGCTTAAAACAGATGAAGGTATTTCGAAAATCACATCTGGTCAGGTCAACACGGAAGGCTCTCGCTTTATCGAGATTTCAACATCTTATCAAACGCCAGACGTACCTTTTCATCAAGAACAAAAGAAATTGATTGAAATTATGGAACGCGATTTTGACAGGTCTGGAGATGACCAGCTTTGCTTGATTTGGTCGCAAGACAATTTGGAAGAAACGTTTCAACCAGAAACATGGGCTAAAAGCAATCCGCTTTTGAATCACCCAGAATTAAAAGACAACCTTATGAAAGGCTTGCTTTCTGAGCGTGATAAAAAAATGTTGATGGGTAAATTGGCAGATTTCCAAGTTAAGAATATGAATTGCTGGTTACTTGCTGACAGCAACAGCTTTCTTGATTTGAAAGATATCGAAAATGCGGTTATTCCCGAGTTTGATATACGAGGTAAACGCGTTTATGTCGGTCTTGATGCGTCAATGTTTAGCGATAACACAGCGATTGGCTTTGTATATCCATATTTAGGAGAAGATGGTAGCCAAAAATGGCACATTGAGCAGCATAGTTTCATCCCGTGGCAACAAGCAGGTTCGCTTGAGGCTAAGATGGAACAAGATGGTGTGAACTACCGTGATCTAGAGCAGAAAGGGTACTGCACTATCACAAGTCACCCACAAGGGCTTATCAATCCAGAGGAGGTTTATCGCTGGTTTTTAGATTATGTCGAAGACAACGCACTTGACGTTGTCTTTTTTGGTTATGACGCTATGGGCGTGTCTAAGATTATCAAAGCGCTAGAGGCTAACACGAGTTTTCCTTTAATGCCTATCAGGCAACGCACAAGTGAGCTAAAAGACCCGACTAAGTTCTTACAGACGCTATTTATCGAAGGTAACATTACACGTATTGATGATGAAATCATGCGTAAAGCCTTGATAAATGCGGTTATCAAAGAGGATAACATTGGTATTCAAGTAGATAAGATGAAATCTACATACAAGATTGACGTGGTCGACGCGCTTATTGACGGCTTTTATGATGGTATGTATGCGTTTGAAGATTATGCGATTACTAACAATCCAACATGGAAAGTAGAACACATGTCGCAAGAAGCTGTTTTGGATTGGCTTAAGAACCCAGAAAGTGGCATGTTAGACGATTATTAGAGGTAAAAATAACAATGATTTTAAAGTTTTTTAAGGCAATTTGGTCTGTTTTTGATGTAATTATGTTCGTTTTAGCGGCGATTTCCGCTAATTTAACAACATTTTACCAACAGCACGTTGCTTTTGGTGTCAGTATGACAATTACATTTATTCTCGCTGGTCTGATCAGCGAATTAATTTCTGGAAAAGGAGAAAACTAATGGTTACAGCAATTTTAAATGCAGCAATGGGAATGATGGGCATTTTTGCTTTCTTGCTATTCTTGCTTTTGGCATGTGCGGCATTGCTACCAATTTTAGGTATTGTTTATTGTGCAATCACAGAATTATGGTCTTTGATTAAAGAATTCTTCGACTAAAACCAGCGTTTAGAAAGGGGGTGAAACTATTTGCCAATTTTTAAAATCATAAATCAAGCAACGGAAAGTCCACCAGCCACTAAAAGTGGTGGCATTTTTAGCACGGAAGATTACGACTTTCTAAAAGCTAATCTAACAGGTAATGAATGGGTGTCAGCGACTAGCGCTTTGCGTAATTCAGATTTATTTGCAGTCATCAATCAATTATCAAGCGATTTAGCAACGGTTAAGTTAACGGCTGCTAAGAAGCAAATGCAAGGTATTATTGACAACCCAACAACTAGCGCTAACAGTTATGGTTTTTATCAATCAATCTTCGCGCAATTGCTTTTAGGCGGTGAAGCGTTCGCATATCGCTGGCGAAATGCAAACGCTAAGGACGTGAAGTGGGAATATCTTCGACCTTCGCAAGTGACATTCAGTAGTTTAGATTATGAAAACGGTCTTTACTACAATATTTCATTCGACGACCCAACAATTGGAACTAAAATGTACGTTCCGCAAGAAGATGTTTTGCATTTCCGTTTACTTTCCGTCGATGGCGGTAAGACGAGCGTCAGCCCTCTCATGGCTCTAACCCGTGAAATGAACATTCAGAGAGCAAGTAGTAATTTAACTATTAACTCTTTGAACAATGCGCTTAACGCCAATGGTATTTTGAAAATCAAGAACGGTGGTTTACTGGATTTTAAAACCAAACAAGCACGTTCACGTCAAGCCATGAAGCAAATGCAAGGTGGACCATTGGTGCTAGATGATTTGGAAGATTTTACGCCATTAGAAATCAAATCGAATATTGCACAATTGCTCAGTCAGACTGACTGGACTAGCAAGCAGTTTGCTAAAGTTTATGGAATTCCAGACAACTATGTTGGTGGACAAGGTGACCAACAATCATCACTTGAAATGACATCGAGCGCTTATGCTAAGGCTGTAGCTCGCTATATGCGACCATTCCTAAGCGAACTTAAAAATAAGCTTTCAAGCGATATTGACGCTGATTTCTTCCCAGCTGTTGACCCAATGGGGGCAATCTACATCAAGCGCGTAACAGAGCTTATTGCTAGCGGTGCCATTACACAAAATCAAGGCTTGTACATGTTGCAACAAGCGGAAGTTATACCACAAAACTTACCAGAACCGAATCAACAAAAAACTGCAGACGAAGCATTGAAAGGAGGTGAGGAGAATGGGAAAAATTGATATCAAAGGCGACATCGTAGATAACGAATATGGCGCTTTTTTTGATTTTTGGGGAATCGATAGTGTTTACCCTAAAAAAATTCAACAAGCTCTAGAAGCTGATACTGACGAAGAGGTCACTTTGAATGTGGCTTCGAATGGTGGCAATGTATTTGCCGCAAGCGAAATTTACACGATGTTAAAAGCAAGCGGAAAACGTGTTGTCGTTAACATTCAAGGGTTAGCAGCGTCCGCAGCGTCTATCATCTCGATGGCAGGTGACACTGTTCGTATTAGTCCGACAGCTCAAATCATGATTCACAAAGCCTCAAACGAAGTACACGGCAACGCGGACAGCATGCGTAAGAGCGCCGATATTTTAGATGGCATTGATACGTCGATTATTAATGCTTACATCTTAAAAACTGGCATGAAAGAATCTGATTTACTTCATCTTATGTCTAACGAAACATGGATGAACGCTCAAACAGCAGTGGATAAAGGTTTTGCTGATGAAATTATGTTCGTTGATGAAAACAAACCACTTATCACTAATTCTTTGCATTCGTTGCCAAGCCGTGAAGCACTTAACAAATTCTTTAACATGCAATTTAAAGAACAAACTGAAAAACAACCAAGCCAGCCTGTTAACTCTGTACGAGAGCGCAAACTGGCTATTTTACTAGGTCAATAAGAAAGGAAAATTTAATGGATATTAACACACTTAACAATCTTTGGATTGAAGCAGGTCATCAAGTAGAGGACCTTAACGAAAAAATGAATGTTGCGTTGCAGGATAACAACTTTTCAGAAGAAGAGTTCAAAAACCTTAAGGAAGAACGTGACACAGCTAAAGTGCGCCGCGATGAATTGAAAAATCAATTGGAAGAAGCACGAGCAAACGCACGAGTTCAAGACGTTTTGAAAATGGATGATAAAGACGTGAAATTGACACCAAAAGAAAAAGTAGTTAAAGACGCTTTCGTCCAAAACTTTAAAGCGCTGGTAACTGGTCATTTCAGCAACGCTTCTTCACCAGCAACAACTGGTCTAATGTCGTCAAGCCGTGAAGACGATACAGCAGGTAACGGTGGTTTGACTATTCCAAAAGATGTCCGCACAGCGATTATTCAATTGACACGTCAATATGATAATTTACAAGAATTAGTAACAGTCGAAGCCACAGAAGTTCCAGAAGGTTCGCGTAATATTGAGTCATTTAGCAACATTACACCACTTCAAAAAGTGGATGATGAAGATACAGACATCCAAGACTTCGAAAGTCCAAAAGCTAAACTTATCAAATATGCAATTAGCGAATTTGCGGGCGTCATCACAGTTACTAACTCTTTGCTTAAAGATAGTGCTGAAAACATCTTGGCATGGCTTGAAGATTACGTGGCTAAAAAAGTGGTCGTTACTCGTAACGCAGCAGTAATCGACATTTTAGGTAAAGCTCCTAAAAAAGCCACTCTTACAACTTGGGACGACATCAAAGACTTGTACTATGATATTGACCCAGCGCTTCGTTCAAACGGTATTTGGGTAACTAATACAGCTGGTATCAAAGCACTTGCTAAAGTCAAAAACAACGACGGTGACCCTGTACTTCAACACGACCCTACACAAGAAGACGTCTACCTAATCGAAGGTAAACGAATTCGTGAAGTAGCTGACCGCTGGTTACCAGACACAGCTAAAGACACACACCCACTTTACTTTGGTGATTACAAAGCATATGCGACATTGTTTGACCGTGAACACATGGAACTTGCTTATTCTGATTCAGCAGGTAACGCATTCTATCGTAATCAACGTAAATTGCGTGTGATTGATCGCTTCGATATTCAAGTTGTGGATGAAGAAGCAATCGCTGTTGGTTCATTTTCTAAAATCGCTGACGTAGTGCCAACTACTAAACAAGCTAGCGCAACTACAGAAGGCTAAGGAGGTAAGCAATGGGCGTTACCAAAGAAGAAGTTATGCTGACTTTAAACCTCGATGAGAGCGACGACGTTGCGCTTATCCCAGCATACATCACAACAGCTGAAACATATATCAAGAACGCTGTCGGTAACGCTGACGGCTTTTTTGAAACAGAAAACGTCAAAGATTTATACGATACAGCGGTAATAGCGCTAGCAAGTGCATATTACACGTATCGTGTGGCTTTGGCAGATACTATGGCTTATCCTATTGATTTAACTTTGAACAGCATTATAGGGCAGTTACGTGGTTTATACGCTGTCTATTGTGAGGAGACATTAAATGGCTAAGAAATATCCATCAACTGACTTTAGACGTACAGCTGAGTTTGGGACGTATGAATCAACACCAAACCCTTACACAGGTGTGAGTGTTCCTAAATTCGTGGAAAAGCTTAAATTACACTACAAGCCAAATACACGTACGTTAAACCAAGAATATTTAGCTGTACAAGCTGGTTTTAGTGAAACTAGGATAATTATCATAAGACATAATGCGAAGGTCACAGAAGGCATGCAAGCCCGTTTAGATGGGGAACTTTACGACATTATCAAATCAAGTCCAGATGATAATTTTGGGTTTTCAAATTATGATTTCTTGACGCTCAAGAAGTCTAAGAAGGTAGGTAGTAAATAATGGCAGGATTAGACGAAGCTTTGGAATCATGGCTTAAAACAGTTCAAAACATAGGAGAGTTAACGCTTGCGGAACAATCGAAAATAACAGAGGCAGGGGCAGAAGCTTTCAAGGACGAGCTGGCAAAAGCAACGAAAGCTAAACACTATTCTGACCATAAGGACCCCACATACGGACATATGGCTGATAGCTTAACAGTTCAAACCTCTGGCGTTGACGGCAAGAAGAACGGTAAGTCAACTGTAGGTTGGGAAAACCGTTATCACGCACAGAATGCTAGACGTTTAAATGATGGAACGAAGATGTATCAAGCGGACCACTTTGTGACGAACGTTCAGAACAGTAGCGAAGTAAGAGAAAAAGTGCTACTAGCCGAAAGAGAAAAATACGAAGAAATCATGAGAAAGAAAGGAGCTAAATAATGTTAGCGACGCTTGAATTAAAAGAATTGCTCGATGGCAAAGGATTTAGTGAAATAAGCGAAGTTTATGTAAACAACTTGCCAAAAGAAATTCAAGAAAATACTGATAAGACCATAGTGCTGCTAAGAGAATCTGGCACTTTTCTTGAAATGTTTGGAAACGGTAGCTTTTTCGGTAAAACGAATCAAATCGAAGTCCAGATTTTCTATAAGCTAGACATTGATTTTGATTTAGATGAATTTGAAACAGAACTGATGAAGTTCCTTGTTTCAAAGCAGTACACAGTTACAACTGTTAGAGAGCACACACTAGACCCCGACACATTGCAGATGACGGCGGTCTTTTATGTTGCTCATAAAAAGATTTTAAATTAAAGGAGAAACAAAAAATATGGCAATTGTCGGTTTAAAAATGGTTAAACTAGCATTGGTTGACCCAACAACACAGCTACTACTCAAAGGCGAAGAAGGACTTTCGGAAACAGGTATTATGGAAGTTGATGAAAGCATGCTAGGTACTAAAACAGCAAACATCACAAACATTGAAGGCTCACTTACTAAATATCCCGGAAACAACGCAGTTCAAGACGTTTCTGTTGGACCGGGTTCACCTCAAGTTGCTTTTGATTTTAATAATCTACCATTTGAAAAGAAACAATTGATGCTAGGTTTTAAAGCGGATGGTAAAGGTGGTTTTGTGAAAATGGCTAAGAAGCCACACGTTGCAGTTTTGATTGAATCTGAAACACTTGATCGCGCTAATTCGGTGTATTTCGGGTTTGGCAATGGCGTAATGCAAGAACCATCTCAAAACGTGGGCACTGATACAGATACAGCTGAAACGCGTCAAAGTGACAATATGACTTATAGCGCACTGGCTACTAAAGCGTTTGGTAATGAACCATATAAACCTTATTATTCTGGTGCTAAAGGCTTCGATGAAGCTAATATGCTTAAAGAAGTGTTCGGCGGATACGTACAAGCCACTACCCAAACAGGCGAATAATCTTTAAAGGTTCCATTTTAAATGGAATCTTTTTTATTTTTTAAGTTAAGGAGAAAGAAGACAATGGAAATTAAAACAATCACTATCCCAGAGTTGAGTAAGAAAGCTTTTAAAGTACTTACAAGCAATCGAAACATGAAGCGAGTTGCAGAATATCAATTGTCAGTTTTAAAGATTAGTGAATCAATCGAAGAAAAAGGCGCTCTTGAGCAGGCGGAAGCACAAATTAAAACAGTAGATGCGATGTTGAGCTTCATCCGTGCCATTCTCGACCTTGATGATGAGAATTATGATAAATTGATGGATCTTGATTATAATAAGACTCAAAAAATTTCTGAAAAACTTGTTGGTTACATGTACGGTTTGTCTGACGAAGATTTAGAAGAAACAGCAAGTGCAGGTGCAAGCGACCCAAAAGAAGCATAGGTGAACAAATCTTTGAGCTAGAAAACAGAATTGAAGATTTTAAGCTTGTCGCTAAACAAGCTTTAATTAACTTTGGCTGGACCATTGAAGAATATAATAACGCTGATTATTACGACTTCATGGAAATCTTAAGCGCCAAAGAAAAAGAAGATAGGGTTGTTGACCCATTGTCTCTTCTTTAATTTTTACGGAAAGGAGGAAAGACAGAATGGCAAAAGTACAAGCTACCATGTCAACGGAAATTGCTTTGGATACTTTGCAAGCTGCTAACTCAATCAAACGAATTACACAGCTTGTTAACAGCTCTACAAGCGCTTGGAAAGCCCAAGAAAGCCAGCTACGCGCAACCGGCGATTATTTAGGTGCGGCTCAAGCTAAGTATGATGGACTCGGGAATTCTATTCAACAACAAAAATCTAAAATTGAACAGTTGAAGAAAGAACAGTCTGAACTGAAAGGAAATACATCAGAAACCGCTGAACAATATCTTAAATACCAACAACAAATCGACCAAGCTACAACCAAATTAGCTTCTATGGAAGCGCAACAGCAAAAAGCTAAACAAAGTGTTGATTATCATAAATCTGGTTTAGCGGATTTACAAAAAGAGTACAGACAACAAAACGAATTGTCAGAAACTCATATCAAGCGTCTACAAGCCGAAGGCAAGCAAGACGAAGCCAATCAAGAAAGACTAAAGCTTTTAAAAAATTCAGTAGTTAACTTGAACAAGCAATATGAAGTTCAAGAAAACATGCTGAAAAAAGTCGCTGAAAAATCCGGTAAAACTAGTGATGAGTACAAACTTCAAAAGAAACGTTTGGATGAAACTGCTATCAGCATTGCAAAATCAAAGAATGAGATAAAAGAGTTTAATTCTGTCTCAGAAAAAATAAAACCTAGCATTTGGTCGAATTTAAGAGAAAAAATATCGAAAACAAATGAAGAGCTCGATCAAACTCACAAAGTTACGTCACGTTTGAAGGATTTTATTTCCGGAAATTTGATTGCAAGTGGTATTCAAAATATAGCCAACTCGGCGTGGAATTGGGCAAAGGGCGGATATGCAGCGGCAGAAGCGGCTGTCCAAGCTGGCGAAAAATGGAAAAATCTTGGATTTGATGACGCAGGTATTCAGCAAGTAAACGGTTTGATTAAAGAAATCAAATATAATAGCTCGTTAGCCGGTGGCACTGTTACGACTATGATCCAAAAATTTTATGGTATGACAGGTTCGCTAGAAAAAACCGAAAAGCTTTCAAAAGGTGTTGCAGCCTTATCTGATAATTTAAAGTTGAGTACTGAACAATCAGATGGTTTCATTGCAGCCTTAAACAAAACGGAGGCTTCGGGGAAACTTGCCACAGGTACTTTAAATAAACTTGAAAAAGTAGCACCGGGTGTTTCGGTGACGCTAGCAAATGTATTGGGTATGACACAAGAACAATTTAATAAAGCGGTAGCTGATGGAAAAATCACATCCGATAAATTAAATGAGATTCTTGGCAATATGGCTGATAATTTTGATTCTTATGGTCAAGCTTATCAAAAAAGCGCTGAAGGTTCGAAAAAGAATCTAACTCAAATTTTCGATGATACTCGAAAATCTTTGATGAAACCGTTAGTTCAAGTATCATCAACAGGACTTAGCGAGTTAGCGCAATTGTTACAAAGTGACAATATTCAAGCGCTAGTAACTAAGGCAGGCGAACAGATTGGGAATCTTGCAAATAAAACCGTTGATTTCTTGAAGTATCTTACAGACCACAAGGAAGACATAGGTTCAATTATTGATAATACTATCCAAATCGGTAAAATCTTCGGTGGTGCTGTATGGGAAACAGCAAAAGAAACGGTAACAATGATTGCTAATAAGATAAATGACATGAGCGGTAATGTCAAAGCGACTAAAGACCCGCTGAAGTCATTATCTAGCGCTTTAGGTGAAATCGCTAAGCACAAAGAAGCAATTCAAAAAGTCGGTAAAATCTTCTTTTACTACTTTGTGGCCAGTCGTGTTGGTGCTGGATTGCTTAGTACAGCTAAAAAAATTCAAACAGTAGTAGCAACGGTTCAAGGTATAACTACCTTGCTTGGTCCATTTGGCACACTTGCGGTTGTAGTCGCTGGCGTTTCTATTGCGTTTGTCGAACTGTACAAGCATAACAAGAAATTTCGTGATTTCTGTAACGGGATAGCTAAATCAATCAAAGATGGCATAGGTAGCGGTATTAAATGGCTCAAAAATAAGTTTGACAGCATATCTAACCGCTGGAAGAAGTTCAAAAAGGGTGTTTCTGACGGTGTAAACACAGTAACTGGCACAATCAAGAAAGGATTTGATAAAACCAAGAAGTTCTTTAGTGACGCAGGAAAATTTATCAAGAATTTTGTAACCACAGTCGGTAAAATCCTTATCTTTACGAACCCTGTAGTCCTTGGCTTTGCCTTAATGTACAAAGAAAGCGCCAAATTCCGTAAATTTGTTAAAGGTATTGTCAATATTGCTGGCGATTTGAAAAAAGGTCTTGCTAAAAAGACTAATGAAATCAAAAAAGGCTGGGACAAGCATTGGACGAACTTTAAGGATTCAGCTTCGAAAGCTTGGAATAAAATCAACAAAGATACTGAAGACAAAATGTCTAAACAAGCCAAAGAAATCAAAGATAAGCACGATGAAATCCATAAGCAATGGTCTAAAACATGGACAAAATCAAAAGATTTCTTGTCTGATCGTTGGGATGACATGAATGCCGACGCCAAAAAGAAATTTGGCAAGGATTTAAAAGGCTTACTCTTTGATAATCTGGATAAAATTGGAAACAAATTCCAAGAAATCTGGAACGGTATCAAAGATGGCTTTGCTAAAATGTGGGATGGCTTGAAACAACTAGCTGGCGACGGTATTAATGCAGTTATCAAATTGCCAAACGACGGTATCGACGGCATTAATAGTTTGATTCATGATTTTGGTGGTCCTAAAGAATCTATCAAGAAAATTCCTAAAGTTAAGTTTGCCAATGGTACTGGTTTCTTCAATGGTTACCGAAACGCAATCACAAGACCGACATTAGCTACACTTAACGATGGAAACGATAGTCCAGAAACCAATAACCAAGAAATGGTTATCTTGCCAAACGGTAAGGCAATCTTACCACGAGGTAGAAATGCTCAAATGCTTCTACCAGCGGGTTCAGAAGTGTTAAACGCTAGTGAACTAGCTATGCTTGCAGGGTTAAACAATCGACAAGCATTCGCTAAAGGTACAGGTTTCTGGTCTAAAATCTGGAACACAGCCACAAGCGTGGCAGGCTCAGCTTGGAACGGGTTGAAAGATGGTATTGATAAGTTTACTAAAATGCTAAGCTTTATCACCGACGCCGTTTCTCACCCAGCTGAAACACTCGCTAAGAAATTTAGTCCGAATTCAAATAATTTGGATGGCGTGTTCAAGAATTTAGGTAATGCACTGTATAAGAAACCAATCGAGAATGCTAAAAGCTGGTGGAAAGAGCTTTGGAGCATGGCAAATGAAAAGGCTTCACCAGAAATTCAAGCGGGAATGATTGGCGACGACTACCAATTCAAGAATAGAGGCGCTGATAGTGGTGCTGACCCTTGGGGCTATTTCTTCAAAGAGTGTGTGTCATTCGTTGCGTCTCGTTTGAGTAACCAAGGCGTTAACGCTAGTCTTTTTAGCCATCTCGGTAATGGTAATCAGTGGCTTAACGCACGAGTTCCGCACAGTAGCACACCACGCCCCGGTATGGTTGCGGTTTATGCGAAGAATGGGCAAAACCACGTCTCAACTGTTTCTGGCATTTCTGGAAATACATTTAGTGGTGAGGAATACAACTACGCTGGTAGCCACGCTTACCACCCATTTTCTGGACGTCCGATTTCAATGGTCGACACTTTCCTTGATTTTGGTGTACACGTCGCAGATAAAGCAAAAGAAGAAAATTCACCACTTCGCAAACTCATTAAAAGCCAAGTTGGTGGCATGTTTGATTGGATTGCTAAAATGTTAGCGCCATTGAATATGGAAAGTGGCTTGAATAATCCACAAGGAGGCTCAGTAGAGCGCTGGCGTGAATACGTCATCAAAGCACTGAAAGCTAATGGTTTACCAGCGACAGCACACCAAATCAATAGCTGGATGCGCTTGATTCAACGCGAGTCAAACGGTGACCCTCACGCCATCAATTTGTGGGATAGCAACGCAAGAGCAGGGCATCCGTCTAAAGGTCTTGCGCAAACTATTGATAGTACTTTCAATGCGTACAAGTTTGCAGGTCACAACGATATCTACAATGGATATGATAACTTGCTTGCAGCAATCAACTACATGAAGCACCGCTATGGTACGTCTGACGCAGCCTTTACACGAGTCGCAAGCTATGGCTATGCAAACGGTGGGCTAGTATCCCAAAATGGTGTATACGAGCTTGCAGAAGGCAATATGCCTGAATACGTCATACCAACCGACATCGCAAAACGTGGCAGAGCATGGCAATTATTAAGTGAGGCAGTAGCTAGATTCGCTGGTGAAGCGCCAGCAGAGCGCCAAACAGGCACAAGCGAATCATCTCTCGCTAAACTAGAGGCTAAATTTGATACAGTTATCAGTTTGCTTACTCAACTTGTGGCGAACGGTGCAAATCCAATTGAAATCAAGAACATCATTGATGGTCAAAGTATTTCAAATGGTCTAGCACCTTACATGCACACAGCAAGTAATAATTACGAGCGCAGACAAGCGCTTTTAGGAGGTGAAATCATTTGACAGGTATTTCTATCAAGTATAACGACATAGACTGGCTAGAGGTCTTTAACGACCTTGACGGTCAAGCCGTTGTTACAGATGTTAACCGCAATATCGCAGCTAACTTTAATAATACCTATCTAGACCAAGGTAATCATCGCTATGGTCAACAATTTTTATACAATACGCTTTCAGTCAAGCAGATTTCAATCTCTCTCAAACTGACTGGAAGCAACGCATATTTCAATGAAGTCGCCAATAAAGTTGGTGGCTTTTTGAATGTGTTTGAACCTAAACGTCTGATTTTCGGAGATGAGCCAGACAAAATCTGGGAAGCTATTCCAAGTGGTCAACCGACTTTAACGGTTGATAATAGTACATCACCGCCGACTGCTACACTTTCGATTACATTTGATATTCCGAAATCGTATGCTGAAAGCCAAACGAAGTGCTTAGTCGATAATACGAATAACAGCCGTTATGGAACGATTACAAAAATCAGCAACGACCATTACAAGGTTAAATTGAATAATTTTGGTTCGGCAACTGCTTACCCAAAATTTAAAATCAAACACAATTCGGAAAATGGCTGGGTTAGCATTGTCAAAAGTGCTACAGAAGCTTACGAAATTGGAAATCCAGAAGAAGCTGACGGAAAGAATGTTAAGAAATCGGAAATCTTGTTTGATTATGTCTCTAACAATTGGATCACAAAAGGTTTCGAAGAAGGAACTAGAAATGTTGCAATTTTGAACGATACAAGTCAAGACATTAACGGTTCACTGTTTCTTGACGGTGCTTGGGGACGCCCTCACATCGCTTTGGCTGATAGAGGAACGGGCACACAAGGAAATAAAGGCGCTTCAATCACTTGGGAAATTCCAGCAGATAGCAACGGTGAGAAAGGTTCACTAAACGAGTATTTCTGGTGGCGTCAAATCTTTTGGCTTGGTTCGGCTAACCAATACGGTTTCATGAAAATTTGCGTTTCAGATACCGAAGGTAAGTTTCTGTACGGTGTTGAAACATTCAAACGTGCTGGTGGTCTAGGATGTGAATATAACTTTCTTGTTTCAGACGGGAACGGCGGTTACCGCATTCCAAAACGCTGGACATTCACGGGAACGCACTTGGATAGTCAAAACCCATTCAATGCGGAACGTGGCTGGTCTGACTTGCAACGCAGGGATGATGAAATTCAAGTGTTTTGGTGGGGTTCTTATCCTAAATTCAAAATTCCAGAAATTAAGGGACGTAAATCGGCTAAGATTCACGTTTTTTTTGGTGATATGGGTACGAGTCCGCAAGTGACTCACATGTATCTGGATAGTATTGTTTACCGCAAAGACTTTGTTGATGGTTGGGAAGATATTCCAAACCGCTACCGCATGGGTTCGGTGTTAGAAGTCGATATGGCAAAAGGCAAAACCTATCTTGACAATCTACCAACAATGGACGGCTTGGCTTATTTGGCTGAGCCGTTTGGTATTGAAACAGGCGAGACCGAAATCGATATTTACTTTTCGAGCTGGATTGAAAAAGAACCAGAAATTGAGGTGACGTGGTACGAAAGGAGTGTTTAGATGCAAATTTGGATTCACGATAGCCAAATGCGGAAAATTGTTGCTTTAAACAATGACATTCCTGATATGCTTCACTACTCAAATAGCACATGGCACCCATATCTTGAGCAAGCAACGAGCACGTTTGATTTTACGATTTCAAAATTCGTAAATGGCAAACTGCATGAGGACATCAAACTTATCAATGATGAATGCTTTGTGTCATTTTACGCTAATGGCTCTTATCAAGTATTTTACATTGCAACTCTTGTCGAAGATGATTTTAATATTCAGCTTACGTGCAACAATACCAATTTAGAGTATGCGCTTGAATATGCTAATCCGTTTAGCGTTGGTAGCGCGATGACTATCGAATGGTATTTGAATCACATGGATTTGTTATCGTTCGCAGCAGTCGAGTTAGGTTATAACGAAATACCTGACCGAAAACGCACGTTAACGTTTGATTCGCAAGAAACCAAAGCCACACGCTTGCAGTCGTTGATGTCGCAATTCGAAGCTGAGTATGAATTTAAAGTTGATCTAAATCGTGACGGTACGTATAAGCGTATCGTCATTAATATTTACCAAAAACCAGACGAAACACATCACGGCATTGGTAAGAATCGTAGTGATGTAGTGCTTTATTACGATAACGGTTTAAAAGGTGTGCAAGTTACTAGCGATAAAACTCAAATGTTTAACGCTGGAGTTTTCACCGGTAAAGATGGTTTAAATCTAGGAAATGTTGAAATTTCCGAGAAAAACGCTGATGGCATTGAAGAGTACTACAGCCGAAAAGGCAATGTGTGTTTGTACGCGCCACTTGCAATGGCACGATACCCAGCAACTATGCGTGCTAGCGGTCAAGATAACTGGATACGTAAGGATTTTACAACCGAGTACGAGAATATCAATGATTTGAAAGCATATGCTTTGAAAACATTGAAACAATACGCATATCCGTTAATGACGTATACAGCTAGCGTGCAATCTAAATTTGTTGGTGATTACAGTGACCTTGCTTTAGGTGACACGGTAAGAATCATAGATAAGAACTTCGCTGGTGGTTTAGCTTTAGAAGCGCGAGTATCAGAGATGATTATCAGCTTTGATAATCCGACAAATAACTCACTTGTTTTTACGAACTATCGCAGGATTGACAACAAACCAACGTCAGCTTTGCAATCACGCATTGATAAAGCCGTTGAAGATAGATTGCCTTATCACATTGAATTAGCAACAACGGGCGGAACTACCTTTAAAAACAGTGAAGGTGAAAGCGTGATTGAGGCGAGATTATACAAAGGCGATAAGCCATTTACGACCGACGTTTCATGGCGCTGGGCTTTAGATGGGGAAGTCACGGTAGCTATGCAATATCTTTTAAAAGGTAAAAACATTGAAAACACTGCAGTTTTGACTGTTTCAGGCTATGTGGGCAACACAGAAGTAGCTACGACGGAAGTTACAGTTACGAACTTGGTTGAACCAACAACATTAGTCGTCAAGACTTCGAACGGAAACCTATTTAAAAATAATCTTATCAATACGAAACTGACAGCCACATTGTGGCGAGGTGGCAAAGAGATTGATAAAGAAGGTAAAGATTATAGCTATATCTGGACGAAGACAGATGATGAAGGTAATCCTGATGAAATCTGGAATCAAGACCATAGCTATTCGCAGAAAACAATCGAAATCACACAAAAGGATGTATTTAGAAGAGCTCAATTTGAATGTAATGTTGAGCCCTTAGGTTAAAAAAGGAGAAAAAGAAAATGGGTATTATTTCAAGTGGACAAATTACAATCACAGACTTATCAGATGCGCCCGTACTGAGCGCTTTTATCACAGCTAGTCAAACGACTACTCAGGTATTTGACCAAACAACAAATGGTTACAATCCATCATATGCAGGAAATCCGCAAGTATTGACCCTTAACTTAACTAAGGCAGGTCAAACAGCTTCAATTATTGGGCAAGTTGGTAAAGTATCTTGGTACGAATATAACGGCTCAACTAAAACAGCTATTACAAGCACGTCTGATAAAGATAATCAGTATTTAACTGGCTCACACAACGAAGCTTTGCATACTAAGGTCAACGTGCCAGCAAACGCTGGAGCTAAACGTTATGAAGCAGTTGGTACATGGACTGACCCAGTAACTGGTCTTAAAGTCGATTTCCGAGCAAGCATTGATTTGCTAGCAGTACAACTCGGTAAACAATCACTTGTTTTGAACGTATATACAGGTAAAGGTAATACATTCTACAATAACCAACCAGGCAGTCTAACTGTCAATGCTGACCTTTATAAAGGTAACGCGCTTTCAGGCGGTAACAAACAGTTCAAATTCTTCTACTTTGACAGTTCAGTTTCAGCTACAAATTCAACGGGTTATGACGCAGATGGTGGACTTGGATGGCATTTGTGTTCTAGTACAACAACTGGTCAAACACCAAATGTAGAGCCGTCTGCAAATACAACTGCTCAAGGTATCCTTACAGTAACACCTGATAAAGTTACAAACTCGCAAACATTTAAGGTTGTCTGCATCGACAAAGTTGGTGGTACTAATGGTCAAAAAGCTATTGGTGTTGCGACAATTCTTGACTTTTCAGACCCAATTGTAGTGGTAGTTGAGTCAACAGCTGGTAGCACATTTAAAAACTCGTCTGGCTCAACAACCCTTAAAGCCCGTCTTTATCGTAAAGGTGAGGAATTAGATGCAGATGGTTCTAGTAAAGCTTATACATATAAATGGTCACGCCGCGATAAAAATGGAACGCTGGATGCAAACTTTGGTGGTACTGGCAATCAATACAAAGTTGGTAAATCTATTACAGTTTCAGCTAGCAATGTTAGCGACAAAGCAACATTCTTCTGTGAAGTGTTTGAGTAAGGAGGTATGAAATATGATTAGAGCTGAAATTGAATTAGGCGGAAAGCTTGAAGTTGTCCATGTCGATGTTAAAACGAAAGAAGAAGCAATCGAATTTCTACTTTCTAAGCAGTTTGGCTTTCTGACTCAAATTTGGAAATTAGAAGAGGTGCAAGATGAAGCTGATAGCGACAAACCAGATGACACTGGTGAACGTCAATGATGGGGCGCCAAGCTATACACATACAGCTTATACAAATATAACAAAATTATGCAATGAAAATGGTAGCTTTACGCTTCAAGATAAATCAACTGTTCGATACGGTATTAAAGATAAATGGGTTTACAAGACGCTTAATCCTGGTACGTATACAGCTAGTAATAGTTTCTTTGGCGGAGACCCTTATTCAGGACTAGGCAAAGAATGTCATTTAATTTCTAGTTTCTCTTTAACAGATAGCACGGGGCGAAATTGGCTAGGTACCTATAGCGACAATAATGTAAATGCTGTCGCTAACCCTAGTTATTTCACTTGGCAATTTACTAAAGGTGACAAAGGTGACAAGGGTGCTACTGGAGCGACTGGAGCGCAAGGACCCAAGGGAGACAAAGGTGCTACAGGAGCCACTGGTCCACAGGGACCGAAAGGTGATAAAGGTGCTACTGGCGACAGAGGTCCGCAAGGTATTCAGGGTATTCAGGGTCCTAAAGGTGACCAAGGTATCCAAGGACCGAAGGGCGCTGACGGTAAGACACAGTATACGCATATTGCCTACGCTGATAATGCAACGGGCGGTGGTTTTAGTCAGACAGACCATTCCAAAGCGTACATCGGTATGTATGTTGACTTTAATGCCACAGACAGTACAGACCCAACTAAATATCGTTGGTCTAAATGGCACGGAGACAAGGGGGCAACGGGTGCGCAAGGTATTCAAGGACCAAAAGGTGCTGATGGTAGAACACCTTACCTACACATTGCCTACGCTAACAGCGCAGATGGGCGTACTGGTTTTAGTACGTCAAATACAGACAACAAGCGTTATTTAGGTACGTACACAGACTACACGCAAGCTGATAGCACAGACCCAAGTAAATATAAATGGGTTGACATGGTTGGCACGGTCAAAGTCGGCGGAAGGAATTTACTTGTGAAAACCAATCAGGGGACTACCAATTGGGATTGGAGTTTAGCAAATGGTGACCACAGCGCTGAAGAAATTGAAGTTGATGGTGTTAGAGCCGTTAAGCTTATCAAAGGTACAAAAACAGCTAATACAAGTTGGAATTTTATCCAATACAAAGGCTTATTAAGGAAGCTTATTCAGCCGAACACACAATATGTGTTGTCTTTTGATGTAATGCCTAGCGTTAACGTAAGTTTTATCGCTATGTTGATGCGAGGTGATGCACAAGCTATGTTAACGGATAGTGTCCGTATGAACCAAGCTTTAGCTAATCAATGGACTAGAGTTTCTTGCGTTTTGACAAGCAAGGTAACTCTGTCAGATGACTTATCACAGGTTGTCTATTTGCAAGGAATGTCAACTGCTAACGGGAATTGGCTAATTATTAAAAATATAAAACTCGAAGAAGGCAACGTTCCAACGCCGTGGTCGCCAGCTTTGGAAGACGTCCAATCAGACATTGACAGCAAAGCGGACCAAGCACTCACGCAGCAACAGCTAGAGGCGCTTGAAGCAAAACGCCAGCAAATGATTGTTGAGATTGAGGCTAAAGCAACCATTGAACAGATTTCTGAACTTCAAGGTTACCTCAACAAGGTAAAACAAGATGATGAAGAGGGTCGTCAAAAAATCGCTGCAATAGCTACTGCGATTGAAGAACGTGTCAGAAATATTGAACCGATTTTGACGTATTCTCAAAAAATGCAGTTCATTGATACGTACATCACACAAGGCAACGGTGGAATGATTATTGGTGCTAATGATAGTACGACTAAAGTCGTTGTCACACCAAATCGTATTTCGTTTCAGGACGGTGGTTCAGAGGTAGCTTACATCAGTCAATCGGTACTGCATATTGATAATGGTGTATTCACACTGTCTTTGCAATTAGGACACTTTATCACTCGAGCTCATCCGAAAAATCAATATGTTAATGCAACATACTTTGTTAAATAACGAAAGGAGGATAAATGACAACAGCCAAATTTAGTGGGCAATACGGACATAATATGACTTTGGAAGTGTGGTCTGGTTGGAATAGGCAAGACGAAGCTAACAATAGGTCAACAGTTAACGTACAAGCACGTCTTATCACTAATGGTTATGCGTCCATGTGGGGGGTGACCGCAGACGTGACTATTCACGTCAATGGTGGCGGTGCAATCGAGCACCCAACTATCAACATTGGTACAGGTTCATCTCAGTTGCTTTTTGCTCACGATTACGTGGTCGGACATGACGACAACGGTAATAAAACTGTCGGTATTCAAGTTTCAGTTGCTTTGAATACAGGTGGATATGGTTCGTCTATGGTCGCTTTCAATTTGCCTTTGCCAACTATCAAAAGAGCAAGTACTGGTAAAGTAACAGCTACCGAGCTTGGTAAAGTTGCGACTATCACTATTGACCGTAAGAACAGTTCGTTTAAACACACCTTACGTTACAACTGGGATGGAAAAACAGGGACAATTGCATCTAACGTTGATACATCTTATAACTGGACCTTACCGATGGATTTTGCTAACACAGTTCCGAATGCGGATTACCACTGGGGCACGGTCTACATTGATACTTACAACGGTAGTACGAAAATTGGTACAAAAGAGGCTACATTTAACGCAAACATTCCTGCAAGTGTTAAACCGACACTAGGCAGTATAGCATTGACGGATGGAAATACTACGGTTTCAAATCTCTTGGGTAAAGCTAATACATTTGCTGAGATTGTGTCAGATATCAAAGTTGGTTTTAACAACGCTAAGGGTTCGTACAGTTCTACAATCAAAGAATACAGGGCTGAAATTGTAGGTAAGAACCAAAGTGTTAGTGAAAATAACGGAAATTTTGGAATTATGAACTGGAATGGTGAGGCTCAAGTTAAAGCTTGGGTAGTAGATAGCCGTGGGCGTAGCAGTAATGCGGTTACTGCAGATATTACGGTTCTTGAGTATTTTCTACCAACGCTGACCTTTACGGCTGTTCGTGGTGATACCAATCAAAGTTCAGACAAGATTGTCGTCACTCGAACCGCTAAGATAGCACCTTTAAAAATTGGTGATACACAAAAGAATAGCTTCAAGCTTACTTTTAAAACAGCACCGTTTGGCACGGAGACTTTTACTGTTGATACTAATGCAGGTGTTAATGATAAGGTCACACATGAACTTATCAATTCTCAAGCGACACTTAGCGGGACTTTTGACGTTGGGAAATCCTATGAAGTTTATGGTGTGCTTGAAGATGCGTTGACAAGCTCAGGTATTGTCAAAGCTCCACCTGTTTCACCCGAGAAGATGGTTATGGGGATGGCAGAAAATGCTGTAAGTTTTGGTAAGTTCCCAGAGAATACTAACGCAGTAGACAGCGACTGGGTCTACAAGTACAAGAACAAAGAAATCCAACACCACAAGTTAACTAATAACGATGGTACAGCTATTTTGTTAACACAAGGCACGGACTTTAACAGTGTCACAACTCCTGGCTTTTATCGCTGTTACAACCCGCTTCATGCTCCTACAGTCGGTTCTTTAAGTGGTTGGAAGTATCTAAGAGTAACAAAACACGACGACCAATTTTTGCTGCAAGAAGTTACTGACTATAGAGGTGGTACACCAGCTTTTAGAATTAAAGACGATAACGGTGATAAGGATTGGAAATCTTGGCGCTATTACGTAATGCAGGACGAGCTTAAAAACCAGACTAATACTGGTTGGCAGTCAGCAGGTCATGCAGGTTCTTACTACAAACGTAGTGGTGACATGTTAGCTATTCGATTTGATTTTAAAGGTAACGGGAACACATTTGTATTTGCCGAAGTGCCATCAAGTGTATTTAGCGCACCACAATCTTATATGATTGAGATTGCAGAATGGTCAGTCAGTGGTGCTGACACTGGTCACGTACAGGTCAATGCTGGCACTGGTCAGTTTAACATTTTAGCTTCCAAAAACAATCAACAATACCGCGGACAAATATTGCTCATGGTCTAGAAAGGAGAATACATGAAACTATCTTTTAATTCAAAATCGCAGGAAATCGGGCTAGATGGTTCAGTTACTGGAACACGAGTTGTTTTATCAAACAACGACGGTGGATTTTACCCCGTCATGCTCCAAGCTGACAAAATCAGTTTGTCTAACGCAGAGCTGGAAAAGCTAGCGCTGGAAGTCGTGTATCAGGAAAATTTTCCACGACGTGCCGAAAATGAGAAGTTTAATGAAATCGGCGAGAAAATCGCAAAATACGATGAAATGATTGAGAAAATGCAAAAAGCTATTGATGACTCAGAGAAGATGACAAAGTTAGCAACAGCTACGCTAAACGACTTAATCAATCAAATGTATGCTGATGAGGAAGCAGCAGATGAAACTGTTACAGAAAATTAAAAAGATTATTTTAGGGGGAAGAACAATGATGATTAATTACTTTGCAATGCAAATCGAACTAGGCTGGATTACTATTGAGACCGTGCCGAAACGTTTCCGTAAACAAGTGCAAGAGCTTGTAGACTTGTCTCACGCAGGCTTGCAAGACGAAGAAGCCGCTGAATAAGGCTTAGGAAGTGGGTTTCGGGAATATGGGAGTCTTTAACAACATTAATACAATTCTAGGGGTTGCGGTCGCTGGTTTAACGCTATTCGGATTTTTTCAAAACAAAATGACGAATAACGAACGACGTCTAACAATCTTAGAAGAAAAAAATAATCAGCAAGATAAAGAACTTGCCGAAATAAAAAACAGATTGGATAATCACGATCAACAAATGAAGGTGCTTATCCAAATGACCGAACAAATCAAAAATTTGTCGGAAAAAATTGAAAAAATCGATAAAAAGTTGGAGGAAGTCAAATGATTAATTGGAAATTACGTTTTAAAAACAAGGCTACATTGTTAGCAATCGCAGGAACACTAATCCTTTTAGCACAACAATTGGGCTTGAAACTCCCAGATAACATCGAGGACGTAGTTAATACTGTTTTAACTTTGCTTGTATTGCTAGGAGTGGTCAACGACCCAACAACAGCAGGACTTAAAGACAGTGAAAAAGCTTTAAAATACGATAAACCAAAAGGTGATGACCATGAAGAAGAATGACTATTTTATTGACGTTTCTAGCTATCAACCAGCGAATTTAGCGTCAATTTGCCAACAAGTGGGCACTAACAAGACTATTATCAAGGTTAGTGAGGGGACAAGTTACTTGTCTCCTTTTCGTGTGCCTCAAACACAAACCAGCGAGCCCATTGGGTATTATCACTTTGCGCGCTTTGGTGGTGACGTTAACCGAGCAGTAGCAGAGGCTAATTTCTTTATCAGCAATTTACCAGCTAAAGTGTCTTATCTTGTATGTGATTACGAGGATGACGCTAGCGCGTCTGTACAAGCTAATACTAACGCAGTAATAGCATTTATGGATAAATGTTCACAAGCTGGTTACAAGCCGATTTACTACAGTTATAAGCCTTATACTTTAGAGCATGTTAATTATCAACAAATTCTAGCTAAATATCCAAACAGCTTATGGATTGCAGCTTATCCAAATAATCTCTATACACCAGACCCAGCTTGGTCTATCTTCCCATCTATGGATGGTATTCGTTGGTGGCAATTTACCTCAACTGGTCTACCCGATAGAGGGTTGGATAAAAACGTTGTATTGCTAGACGATAATGTAACAGGAACTGGAACTCAATCTACTAATTTTAAAGGAGAAGAAACAATGGATTTTCTATTTAATATCAAAGGCGACCCTCAATGGAACGAAGGTACACTTTATTTTTACAACGGACACACAAACCAAATTCGAGCATTGGCTCATATTGATGAAATGAAAATCATTCAACAAATTTATAAAGACAACAACGGTCATGACATTCCGTCTTACACATGGACTAATCAAGCGCCTTGGTACGCCCGCTTTTTCCGTGCATTAAACCCAGATTCAACATCAGCGGAAATCAAAGAGGCAATTAAAGCTACAAAAGAACAAGCTAAAGCGACTACAGACGCAATCACTGCTGAAATCAAAAAACAAAAAGACGTGCCTCAAAAAGTAGAAGTTACTATCAAAGATGATAAGAAATGATATAATTAAATAAGCGAATACTTTAACACCCCTAGCCTTTTGGTTAGGGGCTTTTTTTATTTTCCAAATTACCCCCAGAAGCACCAAGCAGCACCAAGAAAGCCCATAACAGCAACGTTTGTTTTATTTTCCGTTATAACCACAATAATAAAAAAAGTCCGTTAAAACGGACTAAAAAAATTTAAAAAATATCAAAAAAGTTTATAAAAAGTGTTGATATTCGATGGTATATATACTATAATATGTATGTAAGGTTGATTAAGACCTTATAAATAAAAACAGGAGGAATGCTTAAAATGAAGCGTGCTGAACGCAGGCAACAAAAAGAAGCGCAAAAGTTGGAACAACAAAAACTTAAGCTGGGATTAATCATGTTGGCGCTTGATATCCTTTACAAGTTAGTTGAACTACTTAAACGCTTCTAAGAAGTTACAGGTGAGGTGAGAAACCTCCCTCACTTGTATTTTTATTTTAAGCTAAAATGTGGTGTAATGCAAATGAAATTACATGATTTAATTAAAATTCTATTGATTATTGATATCATTTTAACGTTGATTTTGATAATTGTAAAATTAATTTAAGGAGGACTGTATGCCAGAAAAAACAGGTCAAACAGCAGCACAAAAGAAAGCTAGTAAAAAATGGAACGAAAAAAATAGGGAACACAGAAATTACATGACCAAAAGGTCGACGGCTCGCGGTTTTATTCGCAACCATGCGACAAAAGAAGATTTACTTGAATTGCAAGAGCTTATCCAAGAAAATTTAAAAAAATTTTAAAAAAGTTCTTGACAATATGTGGTATATATACTATAATATACTTGTAAGATAAAAAAAGAACAAAAGAGGTATTTAAAATGGAATCAATTAAATTCAACGGTCATTTCGTAGCTGTCCCTGCTGAAACAGTTTTGGAATATCTAAAATATCGCAAACTTAACAAAGAACCGTATTATTTCGGCATGGAAGAAACATTGGACATGTATTTGCAAAACATCATGAATTGGGCCAACGATATCAAAAAGCTTGATACAACTTTCCCAGAGCTTGAACCAGAACTCGAAAAACTTGCTCTTGAACTTATCTAA